AAGGATCATAGTATCATCGGTTGTAATTTCCACATCTGTGTCAACATCGAATACTGAATATGATTTAATTCCTAATGCAGTATTCGTAATTGAATTAAATATTATTGATTTCTTATAATTTATAACTTCACTATTTATATATGAGGATTCCTTTTGCTCAAATAGAAGATACATATGATAGCTTGTTAATCTTTCTTTTGGTGGTAAATACAATGTCAGTTTATATTTCTTTAGTAATGCTATTTGATAATGGGTCGGATTATTTTTAAGCCAATTCATCCTGATACTAACAGTTTTCTTCATCTGTAATAAATTGATAATGGTATTCCATATGTCACCCTTATCCTTGATAAATGATATATCCATATGTACAAAGTTACCATCTAAATATTTCATTATAGTATTGATATCGAGCACATTTACATGTTCATCATACATAAGACCATCAACGCAATTAACAATATCATAATCATCTCCCCTTGATAATGAGTTATGTATTATATTTAATTCATTAAGGGCTAGGTGACCATCTCCTCGCCCTGAACACAAGTCAATGACTTTAGTCATCTCAATTTGATTGTTAATGTAAGCACGAAACAAATTATATTGTGATTGAAGTGCCTGAGATCCGGTTGGGCTATCAAATGATTTCAATGATGCATGATTTTTACAAACATGTTCAAACCAATTAATTATGTTATGTATCTCATCTAAGATAGTTAATTCCTCTGTCGGTATTTCGTATGGTGTATACTCAAATTTGTAAAATTTTGGCTTATTCTTTAATTTAATGATAAAATTTATATCACCTTTCAATGTTACTTGGTCAATTCTTCTTCCTCTAAATATCCAATTTTTTGATTCTATTATCAAATCTTTAATAGCCAATGGTGTTAGTCTTCTCAACACTTCATGATTTATATACTTGAAGATCATGTTGAATTCTCTTTTCTTTGATATCTTTATTTTTTTGGATTCTGCAACATTGAAAGCATGATTGACAATTGTGTTGCTGTAATTTTCTTTAATGACTACATGATAGGTATCAATATCGTCAAAAA